ATTCAGCCACTCATGAAAGTCAGGGTCGTCATTTAGGGCAACCAGATCAATATCTTTATGACGACGCTGCAAAGCTACAAAAGCAGCCTCTTCGGCTGTTTGTTTCTGACGAGTATTAATTTCAAGCATCTGGCCTTCAAGGCCCTTTACTTTGTCAGAAACGATCTTGTCTGCAATCCCCTGAGCAATCGCGCTAATCGCAGCGTAAGCCGCAGGGTTCTCTTTTTTAAGGGCCTCAACCTCTTCGATAGAAGTAGGTAATTCGGCTGGAGCAGCAGACTTCTTGAATGATTCCAGTTGTGTCTGCAACTGCTCGACTGTTGCCGAGAGGCCCTTAATCTTGCCCTCAAAGTCGGGCTTTAAACTCTTGTCGATATACCGCTGAAGGTTGCCATACCTCTGTTTCCAGTTGACACCGTCAACGACTTCCGGTACTTCTTCCTTAGCAGCTTCCGGGGTTTCCTTTACCTCGGCTTGCGCTTCCTTAGCAGCCAGTTTGGCACCAAGTTCATCAGGACGTTCAGCCGCAAGCGCCTCGTCCAACTCCTTTTCTGCTTCACTAATTTTTCCGTTCCGCAGAGTCTCTTTATCGAACATTCCAGCCATAGCTTGTTTTTCTCCAGGGGCCTGCCAGGGGTATCCCGATTATATTAAAGGCTAAGATTAGGTTTACTCAGATACACGTAGATGTCAAGCATTATTTTCTACGGTAAGCATACCTTTGAGAACGTTTATTCTACCTTGAATGTACTTCGCAGCACCACGGTTGCTTTCATCGTTGACCAGTTGTTCTTTCAACCAGTCGTACTCCATTTCCTCAATCTCAAGCCATTTCTTAAGGGTTTCCTTAGGCAGCCGCTTGAGTAGGTCTTTGTGCCGCATTCATTGCTCCTCGTTCAGCCATTACGTCAGCCCCGGAAGACGCCGAGAACCCATCCTCACCGGGCAATGCCGGTGGTCCCTCTCCGGGGATGTTTGAAGTGGGCCCAGCAGGTTGCCCACCGCCACCCTGTTCTCCAGCCTGCTGCTGCATGAACTGCGTCAATTTAGCTTGCAAAGCAGCCTCATCTGGGTTATTAATCAACTCTTCAATGTCAATTTCAAGAGCTACAGCCAGTTGCTTAGCCCACTGCTGCCACTTAATCCACGACGAAGCGTACTGGTTCGGCAGGATAGACTGAGCCAACTGAATGAGTTTCTGAGCCTTGACTTCCTTCTGCATGAGGTTTGAAACCCCACGAGCAACAACGGACAGATCACCAACAAGTTTCGGGTCAAACTTGAACTGCATGTTCCAGTTGTACCATGCCTGCCCGAGCGGAATAAGCCAATTGGTATCGATGTTTGACACTACCGCCTTGGTTGTAAGACTGGCTGCACCCATAAGCATGGAGATGCCACCAGCAGTACGCCCGACGCCTTGCACACCGGTTAGACCGTGGCTAAACGACGGAATGCCTGTGGACTCGTCGGCAAGACGACGGGCCATGTCGAACATCTGCAAGTTAGCCCCAGAGGTATTGGTAATTTGGATAGAATTGATCGCCCGTGTACCCGGAGGACCAGCCATCTTGCGGAAGACTTTACCAGACGAAATCTTGTAGTCCTGTCCAGGCGCAAGCATACTTTCGTCCACTTCCAGCATGGCAGAACCAGACAGAACAGCGTTGTCCACGGACAGGCGAGCAAAGCCGTTCATCAGCATCTGGCTGTCTTCCATGTTCTCGACAAGACCAACGCCGAAGATGCTGTAGGGATGCGTTTCGTAGGGACAGACAAAATAGGGCAGGCGATACGGCTTGTAAGGGTTCAGAACCAATCGAATGATGTGACGACCTGACCACCAGGCGTTGCAGCGAACTGACTTAACATCTTCTGGTAGAGGAAATCCAAAACTAATCCCCGACGCCTCAATTACCGCGCGATCAATTGTACCCCAAAACGACTTGGTAACAAATCGGGAACCATCGTCCTGATTTGTCTTGTTGTCGATCAGGTCGTTTTCAAACCACTCGCGCTCGTAGACCGGTTTATCCATCAACAGCTGGTCAATGGCCTCAGAACGGAAAGACATGTCGCTTTGCAAATCTCTCAAGTTAGTACGAGAAAGTTTCATGCGCTCAATGGCGTATTCTGCGTCTTTCCAAGCAGTTGCTTGAGGATCAGGGTAGAAATCCCAGAAGGACACGAACTTTAATTCTGGAATTTCGGTCTTGGTTGGAATATAATTTCCTTCAGCATCCCATTCAGGATACTCTTTTTCTACGTTAAGAGGACCACGTAGAATACCAGTGCCGAGCATGACCTGCTCAAAAGCAGCTTTCTTGATTTCGGGAATGGCCCCGCCTTCTTCCAACTGATCATGAACGCGCTTGTTCATAGCGCGCGCGATGTCTTTGGCCGGAGTAAGGACAATACTGGCAGGAGACGCACCAGCGCCTTCCTTCAACTTAACAGCCATGCCTTGGAACTTGGCCTTGGCCCATTGCATGACCCGGTCGCCAATCGTAGCGCCTGGCGCAAGATCGTTACCGTCGCCGGGGAACCCCAAGACAGGTTCAGAGATAAACTGCCCGCCTTGACCTAGGGGATCATTAGGATCGACGTGTGCTACGTCAGGGACACCGAGAGGCTCGGGAGAAGAGGTGATTTCGACAGGCAGCCTGCCACCTGAAAACAAAACGTCAAGGACCTGAGCGTACGCTGCCATGACCTTGGTCTTGCTGATCTTAATGAAAGCCCTTGACTTTTCCGTGTCCAGGAATACAGTGTCTGGGCCATACAAACCACGGAAATTACGATAGGCTCGGAGTGCTCGTTTCTCGTCGTTCAACTTAGCATTGCGAGCACTCGTCCAGCACTCTTCAAGGTAGTTCAACAACGGATTAAGCTGCTCTACAAGTTTCCCTGAGGCAGCATCAGTCAGTGCGATTGTGGTGTTATCGACAATAGCAACTTGCGGTTTGGTGTATTCCATTTAATATCCGAAAACCGAGTCAGCGGCGTGACTTACGGGAGTAGCGACGGGGAAAATAGGTTGATGGTAACGCTTAGCCCGACCGTAGGGACGAGTGGCGCAACCATAGGCGAGCGCATCATAAGCGTGGTCTTCGCTTTTCGTATCAACGTCTTCCGAGTCGTTCTTATCCAGCGGAAGGACAGGAAGGGTCCTTATAAGGTTTATACAAGAACTTACAATTGTCAAGCCCGTTGTTCGATTGGGGGCTTCCCCGTTAACCTTGAGCCGGGCGTGAAGTTCTTGCTTGCGAGCGATACGAGAACCCCGAGAACGGTCTGCCATGCGCCAATTCAGAGGAATGGCAAGGTTCATCATGTTAACAATCGGAGGACCACCATCTTGTCGGCCACCCCAGCAGGAACTGTCCAGCACACCGTACAGAATGCGTTCCCCGTACTCCAATTCGGCTATGCGGCGGGCAAAGTCCTCGGGCCGCACGCGCTGGGTGTATAACTCTCTGTAAACCCACAGTTTTTTGTCGTTATCCTCGGCAAACCACAGGCAACACGCATGAGACTCGTAGCCCCAGTCGCAGGCACGAAATTTAGTCCAGTTATCAGGAATTTCAAAGGGTTGGCAGACGTGAATACTGCGGTCAAATTCGGAAAATGCAGCGCCTTCAGCCACATCCCAGTTTCCTTCGAGGAGTTGCTTGCGCTGAATCTCTGGAAGTGACATCAAAGTGCGCTCGTAGGCACCGCCTTCTGACAGATAAGGGTTATCCTTCAACTGTGAGGGGATAAACTTCCTGTAGAATAAGGGTTGCCCCGCCTTTTCGTGCCCTTCTGGGTAAAGTAATGGCTTACCTGATTGCAAATCTGTCGCGATGAAAGGAGTATTAGGCGGGGCCGGGTCAATAAACATGCGTTTCACCCAGCCGTGGCCTGGACCACCGGGGTTTGTCGTGCAACGCTGGCCAATATAGGGCTGCATTTCTGGATCAGTCGTACGAATACGAGAACGAATGTAGTCAAACGGGTACGGACTGGGCCATTGCGTCAATTCATCCCAATAGGCGTTTGTAAACGGCTGGCCCTGGTACCGCAAAACGTCATCGTCGCGATCAAGGTAAGTAAACCAGTGCGTCCCACCCGCAGGAAACGTCCAAGTTGACTTCTGATCGTTGAATTTGGACCCAGGTATAACGTTTGGGTAAATTTCCTTGGACATCCAGATCAAATCACGAAGTTCGTCGTTTGTTCTGCGGAATGTCAGCGCCCGGTGGCTCTTGAGGTGCGCTGTTCTAAGGGGGTCTATGATGATTGCGTGGGACTTGCCGCCGCCTGCCTGTCCACCGAACAAAACTTCGAACTCAGGGGCAGCCAAGAAGTCTGTCTGAGGACCCGGATTGGGCTTGATGTACTTCTTGACATCAGGCAATGGCATGGCAGGAATCATCGGAGGCTTCACTGCCTCCTTCTTTTCCAACTTGATATCCTGGATTTCCTGTGGTATCGTCTCTCTAAGCTTCTTGAGTCGCTTTTCGTACTTGCTCAAAGACGCTTTAACGCGGCCCGCCTTGCGAACAAGGTTCTCTTCGAGGGTCCTGCCCTTGACACCTTTTCGAACGAAGTTGTTTTCGCGGTAGTTGGCGATCAGTTTGTTACGCTCGGCACGCCCAGCCTCGCGAGCGGGGTCATCCTCGTAGGCACGCTTAAGCGCCGGGGGGCTAATCTTACGGCCACACTTGGTTTCTACCCAGGCGCACGTCTTGTTGTACGACGCACCCTTGTCCAAGTAGTCCTTGGCCTGCTCAACGATCTGCAATTGCTCAACAATGGGATGGGCCAAGCAAGGATCATTCTCATCCCGCTTGTAACCCCAGGGGGCAACGCCAACTTTAGAGATGACTATCGGTAGGAACGTTTTCGTCAACTGCGTCTAATACCTGTGAAGCCTGTTTTGCCGGGAGAATTAGGACAGCCAAAGGCGGATTGTTGGCACCTCTACTACCATCCTGTTGTCGCTTACCCACGGAACGATCCAGAATGTCCTGAGCAGCCATGATTCTGGTCTTGGTGTTGGCATCAACATCGCCGTCGAGCGCTTCCCTGACCGTCCACGCAGCTTCCAGAGAGGCTTCCATGAGAACTTTCTCTGTAGCCTGGACAATTAGATGCTGAATTGGTCCCAAAACGGATGAAATCGCAGTCTCTTTCGAGTACCCTGCGATGTCCGCCGCCCAGCGGAAACGGTTTCGGCGCGGTACTTCCACTATTTCATGGGAGCACAGCGCCTGAATGAACTTTTTCTGCTGGTCGGTACAGTCCGAGAGCGTCTTGATCTCTTTACGCTCGGCTGGCAGACCCATTAGCAACCGCGTTTCTTGGATTTCTTGGTCATCTGTTGTTATTCCTGCTACGATTGAACCTCTTCGACGTAACCCGGAGGTTGCTCGGGTTGTTATTCAGGGAACCGTGTTTAGAACTGTGGATATGATCCACGTCCTTGCCGTCACCCTTACGTGCGCGACCCATCTTAATCAGGAGGCGACGTGCTTTGTTACGCTGGGCACGCCTGCGGCGCTGCTCAGGAGAAGCGTGAAAGGCCAGGTATTCGGCTCGGTAGTCACGCTTTTCCGCCATTTTCTACCACCCTAGCGCACCACCATTTGAATTCTTTGTCACTTACATTGCCCCTGAAAGAGTTGATAAAGTTGCAAACGAGGCGAATGTTT